AGTAGCCACCGCGTATCGCGATACGACTACCGCCTGGTTTGGTGCGACACGCTGGAGTACGAGGGGCGCGAGGTACGTGGACTGCACGACCACATCACCCGCACGATATACGTTCTCGACGCGAGCGACACCCTGGAGACTTTCCTTCACGAGCTACTGCACGCTGAGATCGAAGCGGCTGGCATGAGGCAGATGCCTTCATGGAACCCCGACCTTGAGGAGCAAGTCGTTGAACTCTGCTCACGCCTTGTGGCACACAATTATGAGATTAGAAGACGACGACGCCGTTCTTAGTGTTTTTGAATGGATGGACTGGCTTGAGGAGCAACCCGAGCTAGACGTTCCTGCTGGAGCACGTGACCCAAAGAAGTTTGTTGTCCTTCTTTCTGACCATATCCACACGGTCGATTGCAAGCTGTGGGGGCTGCTGCTTGGCAAGCCCCCCAACTGTTACATGGATACGTAAACCTTGCGATTGCCGCCCACCAAGGACCCCACCTGGAGAACCTTGATCTGCTCACTCACAATGAGGTCGCTGATAATCTCATCACGTTCACGACGAGGAACTCGCGCAAACCGCTTTGTGAACATAGCGTGGCTGACACCAAATTGCTTAGCGTCAGCGATGTACTTGTAGATCTGTTTCATCTGACGGATGCGGTCACTCGACTCTGCCAGGTTGGAGATGAAAAGACGCTGTGACACGAACATCCAATCCCAAAGCTTTTCAGCGTACTCGAAAGCATCCGCTTGAATGGTAAAATCCTCTGAAGCGTAAGCCTCCTCGTGAGTCTTACCGTTGCCATCATCAATCAAGACAATCTCTGTGGCACATGGGTCAGTCATACGGCCAAGCTCGTACATAAGAGCGATCTTAACGACTTGCTCAATCTTACGCGCTTGGAAGGCGTCAAAGGATTCATCAGCCTCCTCTAGCTTACGGGCCAGAAAGTAACGCTTGGACATCTCAGCAAGAAAGTTTCTGTCGAAAGGCTGCACGTCACGAGCAAGACGCTGGGCATCCGACGCTTCGGTATAGCTATTCTGTACGTTGTTGGGCCCGTTGGTCGCTCCGGCCACTAGGATCGGATACCGCTCGAAGATCATGTCCCGCCACCTGAGGATAGGACCGAGATAGTCCTCAGTGGACAGTTCTTCTTTCCAGTCGAGCATGGGCTGGGGGAAGATCATGAAGCGAGGGAAGAACCCCTTCTCAGTCATGGTGCGTGAGATAGAGCTAAGGAGCCCCGAGTCCGTGGTTGAGGCCAGCATGGAAACGGCAGGGGACCAAACGCCAGCGCGCTCACCTTCTTTAAGGCCACTCGAAGACTGTGAAAGACGGAAGTAACTCGTAGGCCCAGCCGACCACATGCCGCAGATGATATCGACCATCTCAGTTTGGAAGCTTGAGCCATCACGCATGTGAGCAAACATCGCAGACACTTCGTCCAAAAGGTCCAGACGTTCACGCTGCTTACCAAGACCCTGTGTAAACACCTTGCCCGACTTGTAGCCACCTGCTCCCAACAAAGGCAGCGGGACGATTTTTTCTACAGCGGTGTAGGGGTAGGACTTACCAGTGCCAGAGGGTGCGATGTTTAAGACGTAAGTATTTAGGCCGATGCGACCACACTTGAAGCGGTTTTGAAGCAGTGCCGACATGATGGCGATAGCACCACCCATAGCAAGGCTTGGGATCTGGGGACTAGACTGCTGCTCGATGTATTCGTAGATCCAACGCAAGGCCCCTTCCTTGGGGAGCGGAGGAGGAACAAAGGCTTCGGCAGAGCATGGGTCGCGTTGATGCACCTTAACAGCCATAAGCTCTGACAGGTCGATAACAGTATCGTCACCATCTTGGTGCTGGCGCTTGTTTTGTAGAATAGCTTTGTCGATTGCCGTGGATGAAATCTTGTCAGCTTCAAACTGATGGTTTTGCCCACGATGTTTCTCTGTAATGTCAGAGAACCAACTGTTGTGAGCGCACTCAAGAAGACCCTCAGAGATCTTTCCTTTGCTGAAGCCATCGCAAGCCATCTTGAAAGATATAGACCCCATGGCTGTCCAGCGCCCAGGCTTTACTGCTTGGACCTGACCGTTCACAACCACAGGCGTGGCTTTGTCACGGTAGAGGATTGAGGGGCGCGCCTTGGGTAGCTCAGGCAGATCTTCATACGGAAGCGCGTTGTTGAGCCAGACGTAAGGCTGCCCTGTTATGGGGTGGATAGATGGGGGCAAGATGACTTGTCCACCAGTGCCGATGATGTCGATACCCAGGTAATGCTCAACAGTCTCACCAGACCATTTAAATGCCCTGCTCTCACGTCCTTCACGTCCACGCCATGATACAGGCGATTGAGGAAGCTCGTCGACCAGAGAGGGGTCGTCGATGTCTAGGACTACGATGCCACTAGCGCGCCCACAGGCCATGCCGATGTTGCAGTCTGAGTAGATCGACTCCCAAGCGCCCATCAGGGATGGCTCAGCTTGCTGCTCGCAGTATTGCTGCCAGCCTTTGATGACGGGTCGTTTCCCCGCACATGGAATTACTGAAATCCCCGCTTCCCACAGCGGAGGTGCTTTCTCCCCGAACAGCACGGTTAGGCTTCCTTCAACCAGTCCATGAACGCGATGTCAGCGATAACCACAAGCTCACGCATGTGATAAATCCTAGGTAGAGTATCCCCAAGCTCCCAATAGCTGATAGCTTGTTTGGTAACATCAAGACGCTGTGCCACGTTTTCTAGAGTCATTTCATGGCCTTCACGCCACGTCCGAAGCTTTACTGCTCCGATGGAAAGATTTCGTTTTTTCTTTGGTTGACTTTTCATGTGAATCAAATGTATCTTGATCTTCGTTAGGGCACAAGCCCAGAAAGGTAAAATAAAATAATGAAAATTCAGAGCACCGAGTCTATCCACCAAGGACCCATACGAGTCGTCGTATATGGTAAGCAGGGCCACGGGAAGACATCCCTTGCGAAAACATTAGATAACCCTATTGTGTTATCTCTTGAAAACGGCTTGAGGTCATTGTCTGGAACTAAGATCGCCTTCCTAGATCTTACCAAGAATGATGATGGAGTCCCCTATGTAACTGCCACAGAAAAGTTCAAAGCCACAGTGGAGGCCATCAAGTCGATAGAGGTACAGAAGTACAACTGCGTGATGCTGGACTCCCTTACCCAGTTTGGATTTATTATCAAGGGGTACATTGAAGAAAACAACGCGGCAGAGATTGCCAAGAATAAATTCTTCTTGTACAGCAAGATTGCTGAGATTACGTCGCAGCTCGTTAACTACATCAATGACTCTTTGAGGTGTGACTTTGTGGCTCTGTGTCAAGAGTCGCTAGTCAAGGACGAGGAGCAGCGTCAGTTCTACGAGCCCGAGTACCCAGGTGCAGCGAGTATTGGCGTCATCATGGGCCTCTTTGATGAGGTGTACCGCCTAGTCGTTGACGAAGTGCAGAAAGACGAGAATGGCAACGGCTTGCGTTGGTTGCTCACCCAACCTGGAGCACGCTGGAAGGCCAAGAGTCGTGGCAACGTACTCCCTACTGAGGGAGCGCATCTCGGAAAAATCTTTAACAAAATCAGACCAAATCTTACGACTAAAGCGTAAGTAGAAAGAAAAGGAATACACATGAACAATTTAGTAGATCTTAGCGGAGTCCAAACATCAGAGTGGGAAGCTGGAGAATACACCGTGACCTGCACCAATGCCGAGATGAAAGAAACCAAGAACGGCCTGGGGACGTACATCAGGATTGAGCTGACCACCCCCGATGGGCGCAAGCTTTGGACCATGTTTAACACCATCAACCCAAAAGAGCAGACTCAGAAGATGGGCCTCCAACAGCTTAAGGGTTTCCTTAAGGCTTCAGGCCACCACAAGCCAGACACTTTGAAGGACCTGCAAGAACTTCTGAACCTGCGTTGTCTCGCCAAGGTAAAGATTGAAGAGAGTGATTACGGCACACAGCCACGCATCTCTTACTTCAAGCCTATGGCTGGCGCTAAAGCACCTAGTCCGTCGGTCGGCAACATTCCCCACTTCTAGGCTATAATACTTTCTCTCTCGCAGTGATTCACAAACCCTACACTGGAAGGGAGAACGGCTTGGCCCCTGCCGGATACGGGGCACATAAAGGAACATCATGAAACCAACAGTAGGACGAATCGTTAACTATCAATCTTATGGAACTCCCAACGGGGAATACAAGGCACTGCCACGCGCTGCCATCGTGACTGCGGTTGAGGAGGACACTATCAGCTTGTGCATCTTCAACCCTACCGGACTGTTCTTTCCAGAGAAGGTCCCGTACTCTGAGGAACCCAAGCCTGGTCACTGGAGCTGGCCTGTGATGGGGACAAAATGAAGAAGATCGCATTAAAAAAAGAACCCGTGCTCCGTACTCATTGTTGGATCGTGGTGACAAAATTCAACGGAGAGTCGATGCACTACTTTTGTTCTAGTCGCAAAGAAGTAACGGACGAGATTAAGACTAGACCAGTTGGCTCAGCAATCAAAGTCTTCAAGGCGGCTCACAGTTTCGTCGAGGCTTGGCAGAAGTAACGCTCACCCGCCGCAAGGCAGAAAGGACTCATGGATTACATCCTAAACTCTGGAGACAGAGACTACCAAATCGCAGCCGTTCAGGCTGTCGAAGATAAGCTTTCCACCTCTGACAATGCTCTCATTGTCCTTCTGATGGGCATGGGTAAATGTCTCGGTAGAGACACGCCCATTCTCATGTATGACGGGACAACGAAACTTGTTCAAAATGTTGAGGCTGGGGACAGGCTTATGGGGCCAGACTCATTGCCTCGAACCGTCCTAAACCTATCTAGAGGAAGGGAGGAGATGTTCCGAGTAACTCCCATTAAGGGAGAGTCTTGGACGTGCAACAAGTCCCATATCTTAAGCCTCAAAAGATCTCCTAGGGTTGCCGGTAACGCGCACGAATTAGAAAACGTATCCGTTGGAGACTTCTTAAAAAAAGCAAGGACTATCCAATGGCAGTACAAACTCTGGGCTCCTGAAGGCATTGAGTTCAACGAGAACTCAAACCTTGGAGATGACCCATATTTTTTAGGCTTATGGCTAGGAGATGGACAGTACAGAGATCCTATCATCTGTAAAAATGTTCCAGTCTTAACGGCTTGGCTCTCTACCTACGCAGAGTCGAAAGGGCTGTCGCTCAAGGAATACAAGTCGCAGAACAGGGCCTCTTCGTTTGCCTTGAGCGGAAGAAGCAGCGAGCGCAATCCCCTCAGGCCCCTCATTTCAGAAGCAAAAATAAACAATGAGAAACGCATCCCGCATAGGTTTTTAACCTCCTCAAGGCGGGACCGAATGAACTTGTTGGCTGGGCTTATGGACACAGACGGGTATCTGGCTGGAGGGTCTTACGAGATCGTAACAAAATATATTGGCCTTAGTGATGACATCCTGCACTTGGCAAGGGGGCTGGGGTTTTCCGCCACTCGAAGAATTAAACATGTTCGTCTTGAGGGGTGGGATAAAGCGAGGCCATACCAGCGGATATTTATAAATGGGGACATTTCTACCGTTCCCGTCCTGCAAGAGAAGCGGAAAGCTGCGGCTAGGAGGCAGGTTAAAGACCACAGGGTGCGCGGGTTCTCTTTAGAGTCTTTGGGCGAAGGGGATTACTACGGGTTTGAAATAGATGGAGACAGGCTCTTCCTGCTTGGAGACTTCACAGTCACTCACAACACTAGAATCTCCATCATGCTCATGGTGAAGTGGTTGCGTTTAAACCCTGCCGTTCGAGTGGACTTCGTTGTGAACCGGAAAGAGCTATTGGCCCAGACCGTTCGTAGCTTGCTTGAGTTCTTCAGCGAGGACCAGGTTGGTGTCTTCACAGGAGGACAACCTAAGCAGGTTGGTCGCACCATTACCGTGGGGACCATCCAAAGCCTACACTCAGCAAAGCGCCCGTTCCCCAACTATGTCATTGTGGATGAGGCACACAACTTGTCGGACGTTGCAGAGAGCGCCTACCGTAAGTACATCGCTGGACAGTATGAGCTAAACAAAGACCTCAAGGTTGTGGGACTGACAGCGACGCCCTTCCGTAGTGGTGGGCTTATCTACGGTGAGAAAGTCTCTGTATTCGACTCAATCGCGTATCATAAAGACCTACATTGGGCCTTGGAAAACAGGATTCTTGTTAAGCCCCTTATGAAGCGCGTTGAGGAGCAGTTCGACCTCACTGGCATTAGGACAATTGCCGGAGACTACGACCAAGGACAACTCGAAGAACTGACTTCGGACACTAAGAAGCTAGAGGCTCAAGTGGCAGACGCTATGAAGCGCTTGGAGGGCCGTAAGAAGATTGTCTGGGCTTGCACAAGCATCAAGCACTCTGAGGAGTTGGCAGCAATCCTGCGCTCTATCGGGGAAGATGCTGTGGCCTACCACTCCAAGCTACAAGAGCGCGATCCTGTGATGAAGCACTGGAAGGAACAGGGCAAGCATCTGACATTCATCTCGATCATTAAGGAAGGATTCGACTTCCCTCCGATTGATGCCGTTTGTCTATGCTGCCCAACCAGGAGTCCTGTGAAGTACCTACAGGTGGTTGGACGAGGACTACGAGTTTTCCCAGAAAAGGAAGACTGCCTTGTTTTGGATTATGGAAAAGTAGTCGAAAACTGCGGTCCCCTAGACAAGCCGTTCATTCGTAAGAAAGGCGAGAAAGCCCCCAAAGAGAGCTTAATGAAGTTCTGCAAGCGCTGCTTGGAGTACATGGAGAAAGACGTGCAGCAATGCCCTTGCTGTGGGTTTGTGGCTCCACCACCTCCAGAGCGCTCTATGACTAAAAGCCTGTCATCCCGCCACAAGGCTGGGCAACTGCTTTCTGGCGCTAGGCCAAACGTGTCGTGGATAGGAATCAGGGAAGTGCGTATCGGCGACCACATTGCACGCTCTGGGCGTGATTGCACCAAGATCACTTATTACCCAGACAACATCCTCGCCCAACCAGTGGTCGAATACTGCCCTTGGGGAGACGCTGGCTCAAACCATGTCTCTAGAGGCAAGCTGGCCAGGCTTGGTATCACAGCATGGAAGAAAGCCGACATTGGCAACCAAACCCCAAGAACGCCTAAGAGCATCAAAGTCTCTTGGGGTGAGTACCCGAGAATAGAGGAAATGATTTATGAGTAGCGAAGAAGTGAAACACATGAAGCGGGTTAAGCGCCGGATCGAGTGGCTCGACCAGCGTATCCGCAACAACGTACCAGGAGCATCGTTTGATCTGGGGGAAAAAAACACCCTGATCTGGCTCGTTCAACAAGCAGGACTGGAGGAATCATTAAATGCTCAGTTTGCCGAAGACCGTGAGACTGGAGAAGGACTTTGAAAGAGAGGCGCTGGACTATCTCAATAAGCGGGGGGACTTTTTCTCATGGAAGAACAACAATACTGGGATCTACGACCAGCAAGCTGGGGTCTTCAGGTCTAAGTCTTTGTATGATCTAAAAGGGCAGCCTGACGTTATTGCTTGCAAAAATGACGGGACCGTTTACTTCCTTGAGTTTAAAAAACCAGGTGGTCGACTTAGCCCCGACCAGAAGGCATTTAGCGAAAAACTTAAAAAGATGAACCATAAGTATTTTGTAGTTACGACCATAGAAGACGTAAAGAGGGCGCTTGATGACTAAAAGAAAAGTGTGGTTTTTCAGGAGAGAGTACGCGTCGTGGTATGGCATGAAAATAAGATGTTTAAACGAAGGCTGCCCTCAGTACATGGACTATGGGGGCAGAGGGATCAAGATCTGTTCCAGATGGTCTAAATCATTCATGTCTTTTTACAGAGACATGGGGCCTCGTCCTCAGGGCCAAACTTTAGACAGAATCAACAACGACGGTGATTACAAGCCCAGCAACTGCCGATGGGCCACAAGAAGAGAGCAGAACTTAAACCAAAGACGTAGCATAAAATACAGGCACCCTGATGGTGATTGCCTAAAAGATCTGTGTGAAAAATATTCAATTAGCACAGGGTGTATTAGGTATCGTATGCGAGTTAAGAAGATGACTATAGAGCAGGCCTTGTCCACTCCCAGCACTAGAATTTATTGGAACAAAAGGAAGTAGAAATCATGAACCCATTTGAAGAAAACACAGAACAGACGCAAGGATCACCAGCTTGGAAGGCTGCACGCAAGGGCCGCGTTGGTGGGAGTTCAATCCCCGTAATACTAGGTATTAGTCCATATAAGACACGCTACCAGCTATGGTTGGCTCACGTCACACCCGAGGGTGAGGAAGATAACCTAGAGGGACTGCCCCACATCATGCGTGGCCGCATCGCTGAGCCTATCGCCCGTAAGAAGTTCGAGGACATCAGCGAACGCAAATACACCCCCACGTTCTGGGTTAAAAACGACATGGCCGTCTGCTCTGATGATGGTGCCAACCTGGAGCACGGCTCTTTGCTGGAAATAAAGGCAATGGGACTGGAAGCACATGAAGCCGCCAAGGTTGGAGTAATCCCAGCGCACTACAGGGCTCAGATCATTTGGAACATGGGTATCAGCGGCATGAAGACTTGCTTCTTCATCTCAGTGCGCCCAGAGGAAGACAATGAGATAGTCACCGTCACGGTCGACTGGAGTGAGAAAACTGAGGCTACATACCTTCACTATCTTAATGAGGCTAAGGCGTTCATTGAGCTTGTGAAGACCAAGGTGCCGCCAGAGCTTTGCGACAAGGACGCCATCCACATGGACTCTGAAGTCTTCATCGCTGACGAGAACGCATACGTCGAAGCCAAGAGCCGCCTTGCTGAGGCTCAGGAGGCCGTTGATCTCGCTGAGGGCGCTCTGCTCAGCTACTTGGGCAAGCATGGGTCTATCGAGGGCTCACAGGTCAAGGTCACACGCTACAGCCGTAAGGGAAGCGTCTCTTGGGCTAAGATCCCAGAGGTCAAAGCCTTGCCAGTAGACCTTATTGAAAAGTACCGTGGTGCTGCTAGTGTATCCACACGAATCACCGTTAAGAAGGAGAAAGCCAATGAAGAAGTTTGAACGAAGCGTTTTGGTATCGGGAGAGAACCCCTCATACGTCTACACTAAGGACCAAGGTAGCGTGATTGTGAACAGTGGTGGCATCAAGCTGCACGACATCTCAGTTAGCAACACTGAAGAACTACAGCACCTGGCCGAGACGGTCAGCGCTGCTTATCTGGACCACCAGAAGCTTGCTCGTGGAGAAAAGAAACTAGCGCCGAAGGCTAAAGAGCCATCGGTCTTAGACCGTAAGATCCAGCTTGTTAAAGGGATCGTAACTTAGTCTTCTTTGTCGGTCAGTTCCTTGAGTCTTTTTCTGAGATCTTCAAGGGACTGAACCTTCTTCTTCTTGGGGATGGCCTTAGGCTCTCCAGCGCGGACGCCTCCGCCAACAACATCAGACCCAATAGCGTTGCCGTCTTCGTCACGGATGATTTCAGCAGGCTTACGCATCGTCTTCTTTGTCCATATCAGCCCCAGCCTCTTTGAGGTCTTGGAGAGACTTGATAGCCTTTGACTGAGAGCCAAGCTTCTTGGAGACACGTTTCATCATGTCTTTGTCCATCTTGATCTCCTCAGCCTTGAGAAGGGTTCTTACGGCCTCATCGCACTCGTAGTCGTTTTCTTTCATGTCTTTCATTGCTGTTCTTCCTTGTCTTTAAGATGTTGCCAAAGGTTCATAGCCCCACGGGTCAGGGCGCTAGTGTTAAAGTCTTTGTTGAGCCCCGAAGCGGCCATTTGTGAACCATAACGACGTTGCCCAGCGAGCAGGGTTGCTGCGGTAAGAATTGCTCCTGACGTAACTGGTGAGCGCGCCGCAAAGCCAATAGTACCTGCGATTCCAAGGCCTGGGATGACTCCCCCCTGAAGCATACTTCCTACCGTGCCCTCACGATCAACGGTCTTATTAATGATTTTCGATGCCTTGATTAATCCTGCGTAGTCTTTTGCACTTTGCTTGTAGGCCTTGGCCTCGTTCGGAGAGAAGCGAGCTTGTTGAGCGCTGATCTCTTCGGCCAACACATCTCTCTCGGCGCGGTCCACCCTAACATCCATAGCCTCACGAAGTTGGGAGTCTTTGGCCTTGTCCATGTTCAGCTTGTCTTGGCCAATTTTCTTAACGGCTTGAGCCTCTTTAATACTAAGGTCGCCACCCTCAGTCATACGAAGAAGCTTTTCGTTCAAAGCCTTTTGCTCAAGCGGGAAGTCAGTAGTCTGCGGATTGAGGCCAATCTTATCGCGGACACGCCCAGCCACTTGGCGACGGTTAATAACCTGAGCCCCTTTGGCGGCGTCATCAGCACGGTTGAGATAACCTCCAAGGTTTCTTCCGACTTCACCCAAGGCACCAGACGGAAGCGATCCCTCCTGGGTTGCGGTTTTTAGGCTACCTGCGCTGCCGAGGCGTTTTTGAATAGTCGACCGTGCAGCGAAAGGAGTGACAACACCTTGATCCAACAAGGCTCTACCTACGTTTTGGGCCTGACCGGCGTTCATGGTTCCGGCCTGACCAGCGGTTGGACGCAAGGCCTTAACCGCTGCCCTGTTTGCAGCCATCTTGCCGCCTAACACTGCCTGACCGCCCTCAAGAAACCCTGGCAAGATCGCCCCCAGGCCAAAGCCTGTCTTAACGTCATCCAGTGTGGCGTCTTCACGGAGGGCCGCATCGGCTCCTCCAGTCAAAGAGCCCTGGGCAATGCGTGCGGTACGGTTGACGGCTTTACCGCCTTTAACGGTGTCGAACAACTTGCTGAGTGGAGTGGTGAGCCTTCCAAGGGCTGGAACCTTGTTCATAAGACCAAGCGCCTTCAAAGGATCGGTAACGAAAGCGTTGGCAACACCAAGAGCGCTTCCTACGTTGCTTGCGGTAGGGCTTTCTTGTCCAAGCTGTTCAAAGAAGGCGTCGACATCCTCAGGCTTCCGACCAGTCAGAAGACCAAGAGCGTTGTCTGCCTTGTCGCCAAGACCAAAGGGAAGACCTTGAAGAGTCCGATACCCAGCCACAGCAAAAGGATCTACAGCCGAAGGAGGGCGCTTTTGTGCCAGTTCTTCTTCCTCAAAGGCACGTCGGCTGAACTCTTCTTCTTCTGCATCTGCTCGCAGTTGGAACTCTTGTTCTTCGGTCATTCTTGATCTCCTTTTAGAAGGTACTTCTTAAACTTTACCAGATCGAAGTCGGGTGCAGAAGCAGGTCCACGGTCGGGGTTGCCCCCATCATCACGAAGATACTGACGCATGTTCTTGCCGTCTTTACGGATAATGTCCCATGCTGCTTTCTGGTCTTCAGGATCAGAGTATTTCTCTGCAATCTTAGCTTTGATGTAATCAGCTACTTCGTTGCTCCAAGCGTTCTTACCCTCAGTGGTGCTGAGGTCGTTATCGGTAAGAGCCGACATGGGCCAAGCACCAAGAGTTTCAGGTTGAGGAACGCCATCGCTTGAAGGATCACGGCCAGCCTCTGGAGGGCCATCAAGATCGGTGAAGTCCGCGCCAAACTCAACGCTGTCAGCCTCATCTGGGATGAAGCCGCTAAGAGGGGCTTCAGACATAGACTCAACAGCTTGGGTGGCGAGAGGAAAGCCCCACTCTTTCATGCGAGTCGACGCCGTATCAATCAAGGGGTTCCCAGTCTGCATGTCTAGAGAGCCCTGAGGCTCTCGGTCTACTTTGGGCGAGCACCGCCTCGTCCGTTTTTAATCTTCCACTCTTCGTAGCGGCGGTCCTTTGCTGCGTCTGGAGCAGGAGCCGCTTGGGGAGCAGCTTGAGGAGCGCTTTGACGACCCTCCATGTTGAACACCGAGTGGGTGGAAAGAGGAGCTTCCTTGCGGTTGGCTTGCTCGAAGGTCTGTCTAAACTGATTTGCTTCTTCAGGCTGAGCGCTTTCACGCGAAGCAAGACGTTCCCTGACAACAGCGTTGAACTGTCTCATGGCAGAGCGCAAAGACTTCGGACCCTGACCAGCGGCTGTACCAAGTTTCTTGTCCCAGGCAGCAGCCTCACCAGCGGTAAGAGTGGCACCAAAGAGTTGGTTACGAAGACCTGCTGAAAGCTCTTCAACGGCCTGTTGGTTTAACAAGGCTTGCTTGTTTCCCTGTGTTACAGAAGGCTGCCAAGTGTCTGGCACGCTAAACCCTTTTTTAAACGGGTTGAGTTGAGCGGTTTGGTCAAAACCTGGGATGATGCTGTTGTCGTTAGCGTCGTAAATCCCAGGGATTACTTTCTCGACGTTTTGCAGAGCTTCAATAGAAGCAGCAACACCGTCCTTAGCCATACGGTCCCCAAAGCCCTTCATATCAAGCTTGGGACCGGCACGACCTTGAGGAACCTGCTTATCGGCCATCGTCTCAGCAACGGTAGTCTTCTTCTCGGTCATACCCATGTTCATCCCCTTGAGGATGTCATTGGCGCGATTGGATTGTGAGCCACCGATAAGCTTCTGAATCTCAGCAAGACTGCCCACAACGCTCTCAGCGGATTGAGGGGCTTTGTAGCCTACATCACGACCGAGAACGCCTTTGATAAAGCCAGCGACTGGGGAAGCATCAAGCTGGACGCCTCCACTACGGATCATGTTGGAGATGCCTTGCAGTTGATCAGTGCTTTCTTCTTGTTCAGCGATTCCAGGGATTGTTTGAGCACGCCCAAGCAACTGTTGGAAAACTTCTTCAGGGATTGGTTCACGAGTCTCGTTAACGGTCAGACGCTCCATACCACGAAGAGGCACAGTACCTGGGGCACCGCGACCACTCAGCTGGAGGTCTTGTGATGGCTTACGCTCACCGCGAAAGTGTTCAATGAGTTGAGCAAGATCCATTAGAAGCCCCAGGTGCGTGACTTGGCAGGAGCCATCAAGCTAAACTGATTCTGAGGCTTGGCTGTGCCCAAAAGGCTAGATTCATGGACCCATGGGGAGGTTGCCGCTGCCGACTGAGAAGCAATAAGGGCGTTGGTGTTAGATCCAAGTCCTGCCTTTAGGTTGGCGTTCAGGATCTTGTTGGCTTCCATGTTCTGCCCAAGTGCGTACCCAGACAGAGCGCCACCAGCGATGTCGCCAATAGCGTTTGTCTCAGGGATCTCAGTGCTGGGGGTCATCCCGCTCCAAGGTGAGTAAAGGATCTCGTCTGCACGTTGGTTCTGAGCCGATTTCTTAGCCTTGGAATTGGCGATAGCTTTTAAGCCACCAAGTCCTGCCATTACTCCGATTGTAATTGGGTCCATTAGATCACCTCTCCATTCTCACGAACAAACTCATGGTCTTGGCCAAGATAGTCGAAGGCCTTCAGCCAGAAGCGTTTAACAGGAGCAAACAAGAAGCCCAGCTTGCTGCCTTCTCCGTAGTAGGCCTTGCCGTAGGCTACAAGAGGCGAGGTCATCGTAGCTTGGACTACGAATTTAACGAATTTAGACTTACGCATCAGAGGCACAAGAACCTGTGACAGCTTGTAGTAGCCGCGTTGGTTGCGAGGAGTAAGCTGCTCATCGCGGAAACGACGAACGACAGAATCCATCACGCCGTTACCATAACGAGCCTCAAGGAAGATGAAGCAGCATTTGCTATCTTTAGGGCGTGTCGCATCAGCTTGTTGCTTGGCGGCCCAAGCTGTCATTTCAGTTCCATACTTGGCCTGGTCGTAATCATTACGGCCCTTGGCGTCTGTCATGCGGTTGGTAACGTCAAAACGCTGGTTCTCAGCGTTCATTGTGGCGTCTTGGATTCCGGCCTGCATTTGGAGGTCATTGCCTTGGAAGCCAGCATCTTGTGCAGCAAGCATCCCAGTGTTGGAAGAATTCTCGGCCAAGTTCTGAGCTGTGCCTGAACGAACGCCGCCCATACTAGCGAGTTGGCTCCAGGCATTGGCTCCAGCTCCAGCGGCACCAGCACGAGCATCGTCTTGCGACTTGGCTGTCTGAGCGCCGATACGACTGTTCTGCATCGACAACCAAGGGGAGTCGCCCTTTGATGGATCACGGTAGAGGGAGTCCCCAGCACCAAGCGTGGATTGGTAAGCTCCAAGCTCCTTAGCAGGTCCCTTCCATGGGTTCCAGCCTAGACCCTTCTTAGGGTTCATGGCGCCAAGGATGCCCTGAGAAGTCGTTTGGTTCGCTTTAATCATTATGAGAAACTCCTATAAATATCGAGATCCTTTTCGATCTCATCGGCCTGGTCAGGCACCATTTCGGTCAATGTAGCGATCATCTGCTCTTTAAGGATAAGAAGCTTGGCTTGCTCGTCTCCAAGCATAGGGTTCAGCTTTTCTTTCTTAATACACTCTACCTTAACGAATTGTTTAATAAAGGTAGAGAACTCGGGGATGTCGATTACGTCCGCATCAAGCACAGGGATAAACGCATTGCGGATAAACCAAACCTGAACGAGTGGCTGAGTGAAAACAATGCTCCCAGACACAGCAGCGGTCAGAACTTCTGAGATCCTGATGGTGTAAACCCCAGCAAGCACTGACCAAGCGATAACCGACGTGTTGAGGGGCACACCAGCCCCAGACACAACCTGGTCTGCAACCAGTTGAGCGGCCAAAACATTCGATGTCGTTACAATGTCCTCCCCCAAGTTTCCAGTGCACGTTACCGTCACGCTAGGTGCGTTTACGACAGGAGTGGGGCTGATACGAATACGAGGCCCAGCGCTCTTGTCGTTGTTAACGATCATGTAGTTGTAGCGGTCCAAAGAACTCGATGGGTAAAGCTTAATAAGGGCAGCGTCCTCATACCGACGCAGCTTCGTCAGGCGCTCGATAGGGTAGATGTCGTTGTTGTTGACGTAGACCAAGCGGGTGATCTTGTTGCCGTAGATGTTCACAGGCAGAGCGTAATCACGGTACAACGCCCGCAGTGGGAGAGCCGTCATGGACTCGAAGTAACGGTCCTCGATAGAAAGCTTGTGGATCTCAGCCTCAGCGAAACGAATGGCGTCACGGCAATAGCCGAGCATCTCCACTGGAGTAACGAAAACCTCGTCACCAAGGTTTAAGTCGTTGTTAATGTCGGACTTAATGTCGCCCCAAGTAATCACCGTTGGTATCTCCCCGCAAAAAACCTGACCTCAAGAGGATCAGCCGCGCTAGTTCCAGCAATAGTCAGGTCAAAGAAATCTTTGTCCATTCTTCTATAGTTTAAAGTTAAAGTGCCCGTTCCGACAGTGGACGTGACAATAAAATCCAAAGGCATAAAGTCCATGTTGTGGGGGATCTTAAGGTTGGTGTCATTGCTGCCGAAGGTAAGGGTAAAGAACTGAAACTGACCCTTCAAAAGCTCAATCTGTTCAAGATAGTCCTTAACCCACTGGAGTGTGCGTCGGGTCGCCTCGTCCTTGATGTCTTCTAGAGCGGGCTGCCTAAGCTGTTGTTGACCTTGGCTCATTTGTTGCCCCCAGAAACACCCCTAAACGGAGCCTGAGTGTCGGAAAGAGGAACGAAGTTGATGGTGTACCCAAGGAGGCAGATAGCGTCTCCCTTGAAAAAGCCCTTCATCACCCACTTGTTGGTGGGGTTGGAGTTGGGAGATCCAGATACCGTGACCTGTGAGCCAGGAACAGTGCCACCACGGGAGACAATGACGAACTCCGAGACGTAATTGTCGGAAGCAAAGGTCATCCAGTAGTTGTTAACCCCAAGGGGGAATAGGCGAGCGGCTGTTGCAGCGATAGGAGCAGAGTTAGCTGTAGCGTTGTTGCTGATGCGGATGCTAGTTGGGCTAATAATCTCTGTGATAATGCTGCCAGACGGGATACTAAGCCCGCCAGCTCCAATAATGCCCATCCCAACGGCGACCGGAGAGCTTGTGCTGACAACCGTGACAACATTCAGCCCGATAGAAGTGTTAACGCTCATTGTGATTTGGGGCATAGTCACGGTGCTGCCTGAAATGTTGGCAATGCCACGAATGTCAGAGCTTGCGATGTTGGCAAAGAGGTTGGTAAAGCGCATCTGCTTATAGGCACAGCGGAGTCCACCCAGGGAGTTAAACATACGCTTAACGTCGTAGATACCAAAGCGGGACTGCCACAGTCGGGGGTCGCCGTATGGAACGTCAGGATCTCCCCAGACAAGCTGGTTGCGGTTGTAGATCTCGGCAAGCTCCGTAAAGCTTTGCTTAGAGTCATTGTCAGAGCTGATACGAAGAGTGGTATTAAAGGCCGTTGGATTGGCGACGTTGAAGTCCACAACCGACTTACCTTTGACGATAATGCTCTCTACCCACTTCCGTACCCCAGAAAGGCCGAAGTCAACAGCGGCCATCGTGAGGTCGTAGATGATGGGGTTCACTTCCCAAAGATTGGTATCGGCTACTGCCGTGTTAATGCGCGGGTCTGTGAGCGTGTTGGTTTCATGCTTAAAGGTGTACCCGTTGGTACCAGCGCGGTAAAAAACACCGTCTAAAATGCTCATGGCTGTAGGCCGGAAGTTGTCACGAAACTGAGTTTTGTACCTTTCGTTAAGCTCGCTGAACCCGCTCGACCAGCTTGTGAAAACACCATTGCGGGTGTCAAAAGCCATTATGGAGTTGTTGTCGCCCGAGTTCTCGAACGTAACCTTTTCGACGGCCCAAAGAACGCGGTCTTCCTTAACGTCATTCACTCCGTAAACGCGCTTCTCCTTAAGGGCAGTGCCCAGGAATGTCACGTACTGAGCCGTGAAGGAGTTCATCTCGTTGTCTGAGAGCCTCTGAATGTCATACCCGTTAGTGCGGTAGAACCCGTCCGAAGAGGCGAAGTACAACCACTCTAGCGTCTGCACGAGAGAGAGCTGACCAATGCCGCCAATGGAGTCGCTGATCTTGATGGGGTTCATCCCACCGCGACCAAGCAGATCATAGAAGCCGTCAATGCGGTAAATAGCGGTCTTGGTGAAGACCACTGGGATAGAGCGCACAGAAGACACTCCGACGATTTCTTCCGCAAGCTCCACGTTAAAACGAGAAGGCACAGAGTCAGGATCAGACTGCTTTGACTGAACGAGGACGTTTCTCAGCGTCTCGCCGCTGTTGATGTCGATGATGTGGCCGTAGTACCCAAAACCTGTAGTGGCATGGACATACTTGGCAATAGGCGGACGGTCGTTTTCAGCAACACCGCCAGTAGTGTAAAGCAAGGCGTTGGTGGCAGCCCAAGCTATGGTGATAGTAGCAGCGCCGTTAGCGATCTCTCCAGCAAAGTAAAACACAGTGCCGTTGTTGTTTGTGCGGTACGCCTCAATCACAAGGTTGGCACTTGCCACGTCGTAGTGTTGTCCAGACGCATTGGTGAGCGCCAGAGGAGTGACAGTGATTGTCGTGGCTGGAGTTGCAGCAACCCGAGTGACATACATTGGGGCGCTACGGTCGACAAACGTCACGCCGTTCACTGCATAGGTGTACTTGTAGACAAAAGCATACAGGAAGCTAGATCCAGACCCGACCTCGCCGTTGAAAACAGGAGCGCCACTGGGCTTAGGAAGACCTGCCGTGCGCAAGCGAAGCCCAGTAGCATCGTTAGTTGTGCTGTAGATTTTTACCGGACGCTGGTTAAGGGCGTCATGAGTGATGTAGGAGTGGCCGTTCCAATTACTGTAGCAAAACGATGCATTATCGCTAGTAACTGGAACAAAAGCCGACGCTCCGGCTGGGCCAAGAAGCTCTGCAAGGGCAGCGCCTGTGTCGTACTGAAGCGTGCTTACAACCTGCTTAATGTTGGTGCCGTAAGCAGGAACCACGAGCCCCACTCGACGACTGCCACCAGATGCAGTTACCCGCGAGCGAGTAGATCCAGGGAAGTCGATGCGACTGCCTGGCCTGTTCTGGGCTTTTCTATCTTGGGTAATAATGAAGTTATCGGCAAGCCGCCATTTGTTTGGCGCAGCACCAATGTACTCATCAACCAGGCCGCCAATGAACTCTACAACGTCGAGTGATGCCATCGGTTACATTTCACAGACGACGAGTTTGGCGTTGGAAACCCCAACCGAGTGGACGCCGCCCGTTAAGGAAACTACTTGTAATTTATAAGTGTAAGTTCCAGCCGACGGTATATATAGATGACTCAAGACAGACGCAGGAGACGTAAGCCTAGCAAACCCAGAGGGGAAGGGGGCTGCAAGAATGTGGTCGGACAGGATCACAACTCCTTCTACAAACCTAAAATAGCTGCTTACGTCGAAAGCTCCAGAAGATTTCTGCGAATAAACGTCTGTTGTGCCCGACGCTCCGCCACCACCATTGCTCACAATCATAAGGTGGACGGGTCGACCCGTCACGGTCAGGGTAACGCTAAGGTTTGTAACGTCAACATAAGAGGTCGATGTTGTACTGAAAAGCCCAGAGTTTGCGCTTATCTGACAGTTAGCAGCACTAAGTTTTGCTTTCGTCACCGCTCCGTCCGCAAGCTTGCCAGTTGTTACGTTGCTGTTTAAAATCTTAGCCGTTGTTACAGCGTCGTTAGCCAACTGTGTGTTGCCAACAGCGCCTACAGCAAGCTCAGCAGCGCCTACAACCTGCGCTCCAATACGTGAGACTGGAAGCCCCTTACCTGCGGAGTGGTCGTGGCCATCAACGGCTGTGAACGAGTTCTTGATCTTGTTGACGTAATCAACGTCTCCACTGTTGGGGGGATTAATCCCCGTGATGTTAGATTGGGCAAAAGCAGCCCCAGACACAAGTAATAGAATCAGTAATAGGTTTTTCATTTACACCTCTTAGAAATCTGAGACTCCAGGTCGCCGACGTATTTCTCCAACGCCCCGAAGTGACTAGCTTTGATTAAAAAAACCTTTTCACGGAACATCTGTTCTGAAGGTTGACGATATGATTTACGGCTCTCGTAAAAATACGGAGTGAAGTAACCGTAGGAAGTCTCGGTAGACCCGTTCCAGATAGCAACGCCGAGGTCAATGTCGGGAGGCGGGAAGTCTTTGCGAATAGCCGAACAGCTACTTACGGCGACGAGCGCGAGCACGCTTAGCCAATTCTTCAAGTGCATTTTCCTGTTCCTCCGGTGTAACTGCATCTTCAACTTTTTTAACGTCTTCATCCACTTCTTTGTGGCGCTCTGCGCGGTCCCGCGTTTCTTTGCGAGACGCCAGGAGTGACTCGATCAGCTCACGAATGAGGGGCAGCAGTAGGAACTGGGCTAACCACTTTAAGACAGGGGTTGCCAGCTTTGCCAATGCGCCCCACATAATTAACCTACTTTTTGATCAACATTGTCGGCCAGAGCGAGAGCAGCGGCCTTGAGTTGAGGGATGAAGGGAGTTACGAGATCGTCGAACTTGTTCTCAGTCAGAGCAACGCTAGCAGCGGCCCAATCCAGAACTTCTTCGATGGCAATCTTTGCGGCATCTTCAGCCAGATCAAGACCACGAGCGCCCAACTTGTCGGTTAACACTTTTAGATCAAATGCTTTTTCCATAATTTCTCCTTGTTCTTTATGGTAACTTGTTTTGGATTAAACTCAATGTGACGAAGGCGCTAATTATCGAGCGCACAAGCTGAGACCTGCACCTGCTTAGACGCTGCAATTCTTTAGTGCTTCCTATAGAAATAGTCGTTTTAAGGTGGTCGCTAGAAACCTGCCAACCCATGTCTTTGGGCTTAGTGTGCATCGGCTTTTCACACCACTCACCACGCCATTCAGGGTTGGGTTCCGTCAGCCCCTTTATGCAGGCCGCTTGCATAATCTTAAGGAACTCTTTATCTGGGCCAGTGGAGCGGACGCCTTTGTTGTGGGTGTCTGTGTCGACAAGCAGCTCGAAGTCGGGATTATCAACAACAAGAACACATTCCAGCCCGACTTCACGGGCTTGCCGCCAGAGGTCAGTATCCCAACCTGGTGGCGCTTTGATCTTCACAGAACCTCTGTCTCCAGGCGGTCTAGTCGCCGACCGTGGTCATGCTCAACGCGTTCTAGCCGATTCACAACAACGCTCATTGAGGAGTTGAGAGCCGTAACCGATTCACGAAGCTTCTTAAACTCCGTCAGGAAGTCATACGCGAAGTAGGCCAGGAAGAACCCGACCACTCCTTGAATGATTACGTTAATGACTTCCAGGGAGAGCATGTCACTCGCACCACTTGGCCATAAGGCCTTTGATCTGCGAGAGCTTGCCACTTGGGCGCATGGTCGAGAAGTAACGTGCGGTGCCCTTGTATGCGGTGCCCGTGTGGTTAGTAACAGCTTTGTTCTCTGTTACCAGCGCACGAATGACTTTAGCTGAGCACTGGATGTTCTTAACTGGATCGAGAAGCTCAGCCTGGCTGAACCACTTGCACCCGTAGCGTGCTTGCTGTGTGGAAGAAATACTTATTTGGAAAAGTCCGCTAGATAGAACGTACTGCCCATTAGAGGACTTGAAGGCTTCTCTGTATGTAGCGCTTGGCTTGAAGTTGGATTCATAGGTAACAATGCCAGCCATGAGGTGGACCCAGTTGCGCTCAGTGAGTCCTTTCGGACAAAACAGTTTACCGTCCGTAATGGGAATGCTTGTAAGCTTCTCGGCCCGTACTGCTTCGAGAGCGACCTTAGCCCACTCCTGATTCGGCCAGCTAGCGTAGGGTTTCACGGTTTCGTGTCGGGTTACGGTAGGGATTTCAGGCGGCACGGTGGCGCATCCCGAAACGAACTGAAGGATGCTTACCGACGCAAGAGCTACAAAGGTCCAATACAGAATGTAGTTCATACTTTCCCCTCGAAGAAGCTCCCGTTGTGATGGATCACCCCAATTGATCCGTCCTTGAGCCATTCTATCAGCTCGCCGCCGTCTTTGCGAGAGATGTACTTATCATCGGTCACGACGCAACCCTGAGAGTACCCACACACCGAGTTGTCGGATTCGACCACGTAGGCACCGCCATGTAAATGACACCCACGAGGACCCATGCGAGAGTTCGTGATCGACAAGCCTTGAAGACGTACCGAGATGCCCGTCGCGTCGGAGCGGATCTTGTTACCTGTACGCACAACTCCAAGGCTCGACATGAAGCTCCCAGGCACGTTGGAGAACTCACGACACTTGCCATCCTTGGGAGTGCGGTTAGATCCGCCAATCCCGTGAGCGGTCTTGTACTTGTAGAACTCGCCGGTCTTGGTGTTGTAGACGAAGAACCTGGGATGACGCGAGTTAATGGCGTAGTTCACTTCCCAGCACCAATCATGCAAGGATTTGCGCGCTAGATGCGCGGCGTAAGCCAACGCAACTTCCTTGGGGATGACTTTCTCTTTAGGTGCTTTAGGTCCCATGGCTATTCGCCCATAGTCTTCTTGAGCGCTGCAAGCTTGGAGTCGTAAACAAGTTTGGCTCCGGCAGCGTGAGCCTTCATGGCCTCAATCTCCTCAGATGCTTTAGAAACCTTTTCATCAAAAGCTGCTGCCTTCTCTTTAAGATCCTCAGACAAGGCGCTGGATTCGGCTTGCTGTTTTTTAAGCGACTTCAAAGACTCAGCAAGCTCTTTGTTGGACGCTTTAATCGCCAATTCTTTGGCTTCCAGCTTCTTGGCCTGCCCCTGCAACTCAGCAGCACTCGCTTGAGCGGAGGCCATAAGAGCTACAGATTCTTTATGCTTTTCTTTAGTGTCTTTTTCGATAGCCTCAAGCTCAGTAAAGGCTGCGGCAATTTGCTCTTTGCCAGCAATGATCTCTTGCAGAAGCGCTTTCTTCTTGTCGGCGTCTTTCATTAGTTCAAAGAACGCGTTTGCCTGTCTCAGTACGTTAATATTCATGTCCATTACGGTGTCTCCTTTAAAATCTTAAGGGCTTCTTGAATGTGTTTGTGCTCGTCGAGCGTGCCACGGTAGTTGGCCGCGAGCTGAGCGATGATCGCTAGTGCTTGTTCTTTGGTCATACGAGGATCTCTCCAATTGTTACGGTGCCGTCGGCGTTCTTCACGTATTCGTGTGTGGGCAGAAGTGGAACCCATGTCGGGTCGAGAGCGTAAATCATTTCTTGCAGCTTGCCGTGAAGGGTAAAGCCGAGAGCCGATTGGTTGCCCATCAAGTCACAAACTTGTTGAGGCGTTTGCCCTTTCGTGCCCCATAAAAGCTCATAGGTTTCAGTTACAGTGCGCTTCATTTGCGCGAGGCACTGTGAGTTAGAAACTGCGATCCGGTCTAGTGTCGTCATCGGTGCTGGTTTTGATCTAATCAAACTCATTTTATTTTCTCCTTAAGCTAGAAGGCCCGTGTGTCGCAAAGCCCTAACGACCTTCGCGATTGTGTAACCGTCGAAAGTGTCATTGATGGTTACCGTTGTGCCAGCGACTCCAACTCGTGTCGCCGATGCCACCGAAGTGGCCGGTTGGTCTACGGGAGTCGCACCCCAGAATGATAATTTCTGGTCTGTTTGACTACCGATTTTAGTTCCCACGACGTCGCTGAAAACGAAGTTAACTGAATCGGAGACCTCTAAGTCAGAACTATAGGTAAGAACCGTGCTACCGCCACCGTTTTTAAGTTCTCTGTTCTCCCAGTTTACGGACACGGCCCCAACCGAATCGGTCAAGAATCGGTCTTGCCAGTCTACAGATGCGCCAAAATTTGAGTCAACTAAATCCCTATTGCTGTAATCCACAGATGTCTGACTGCTAACGTCTAATAAAGTTCTGTTAGCCCAATTAACAGATTGATTTCCAAATACGTCGGCTAAATACATTCCTGAAAAATCTAAGACAGTGATTCCAGCCGTATCGCGAAGCGTTCTATCTGAGGCTTGAAAAGCAATGGTGCCGCCGTTGTCCCTGATTAAAACGCCTGAACCATCCCAAGTTAGAAGACCGCCGCCATTGTATAAGTTGACGTTAACTAATGCATAATTACCCCAGTCAATAACAGGGTAATTATTACCTGCACCCTCGAATAATTCACGAGTAGAAAAGTTGATTGATTTTACTTGAGCAGTATCATTAAAAATAGAATTAGGAACGTCGAAAACTATATTCGCACCGCCGACAAGTTTTATTGAGTTCGTGTGCACAATGTCAGAAGTAAGGGAGAAAATTCCCAGATCA